ACAGCATGGCTGAATGAAATACCTCAGTCTGACAGGGATATTACCCTGCCAACCGGCGAAAATCTCGCGGAAAGACTGGGAATTCCAAGAAGGGTAACAGTACATCCGCCGGGCATGGATCATTTATCCAGAGAAAAGGCTGATGTGAAGGAGAGTACCGGTTTACTTACCGAGTCGTTCTCTCAGCAAGAAGCTGAGAGGACATCCTTCCAGTTGTTCGCATGGTCTTTCGTCAATCTTGTTGATGGAGGCTATCTGAGGCCGGACGGTTTTCCAACGGGAAAACCCATGCCGGTCGAACGGACAACCATTGGTGAGCCCGGTTTGAAAACCCGGGTAGTCACTAAGTCAATGGCAGCCATGATTACTTATGGCCAAGCCGCTGCCCATTTTATGAATGAGCTGCTCTGGCACGACCCTCGATTGAGGGCTGGGCTCAGGGCTGGTTATCAAGGATTCGAATGGCTCAAACAATTTGAGTCCGGTCAAGTCACTCCCAAATATATAATGGTTGGTGACTTTGAATCCTCGACTGACTACATAAAGCACGAAAACGGCCTCATAATTATGAATGCCCTCTTCGATAAGCTTAAAATCGAGTCCCCGTATGTTCGTGGATATTTCCACTTACTACTCTCACCAAGAACCTTCTCGAACCCGGATGGGCTCACGTTCCTTACGAACGCTGGGTCCTTGATGGGAGAGCCAGGAACCAAGACACTTCTCACATTTACCGCTCTTGTGGCAAATGTGAGGGCCCGGCCGGGCGAAAATTTCTTCGCTACGGCCGGAGACGACCAAATCGATGGAGACGACGATCCACAAGAGCTATTGCTCTATGCGGAAGCAACTCGAATTACGAGTATGGTCCCATCCACCGATAAGTGGGCTATCATGACCAGGGCAGTAAATTACTGCCAGGACGTGATATTGGCCAACCGGCCAAAGGAACAAGCAAAGCTTGACCTTCCAAAACTCCGTCTATGCTCAATTGAGCAGAAGCAGAATTATGGTGATGATGACACCAACCCTTCTTTCGGGAAGGCGCGGGAGATTCGAACCATTTCTAGATGGATCTCGGATGAATTCAACGGACTCTTAATTGAGTTTGTATCACAGTTCATTCGAAACATGATACAGTACATAGAGTTGAAACCCGAGTTATTCCTTGCCCCAGAATGGGGAGGACTCGGACTTCCTCTTGTACCACTCAAGTTCATATGGGACTACCTTCCAAATTGGAAGAGAAGCCTCATACTAGAGCGCGAGGATGGTCTACCTTCTGCCGACAGAATTCTGCGGGGTTGGGGTAGAGCTAAAATCTTGGAAAGAGGAGGAGAGGGTGAGGATTGTAGGGGCACCATGGAGGCAGTGCTTGCCTACACTGAGCTTCTTGAGTTCGTTCCGAAGGTCACGACGGACGACCTCAGGAGGCAGTTCCCTTTGGGAACTACCTTTCCGGAAGTCAGATCAATCGCTGCGCGTCAAGGATTCCTTGATGAGCAGACCTTGGTCGATGAAATCATAAAGTCCCAACAACACCAGGATTACTGGAATCCCAGTATCCCGGTGAGCCGAGGCTTTAAGTCACGGTCCTGGGCATCTCGCGATAAGACCATGAAACGCCTGTTTGACAGTTCGTTCGAACTGCGTTCAGACTTGTCGTGTCCGACTAACGATCTCCCGAATTGGAAGCCTGCGTTATTCGTGAATACGCGTGAATTGTACCTGTATACAGATAGTATGGGTATGACATCCTCCCTTCCCCTATTGGGGAAGACCGATAACGGTGCGAGGATATTCACACACCAGAAGAACTGGCGGCTTGGTCGCGTGGGCGGCATTACCCCCCACGACTTTGGCCAAGACCAACTAGCACATGTTCGCATGTCATCTCCAATCAGAAAGAAACGGCGAATCACCGTTTCCAACCAGAAATTTGATGACAAGTAGAGTTACTTAGTCTGTAAAATCTTACTTAGACACCGCAACCTCGGGCTCAAGCCCGTCACCAAT